GTAATAAATCCAGAAACTTAAATAAGTAGAATATTAAGTCAATTTATAATTTATATATTGGAATTTATTTTCCAGTTTCAAATGAACACAATTCCGTGTTCGCTATCAGCAAACCTAGCTGACTTCTAAAAAATGTTTATAGATAACGATTTTCCGAAGTTATTAGGGGCTGAGCTGTATAGACCACATCCAGCGTATATCGTTGAGATGGCTTCCGAGCCTGTAGTGGTCCATGACTTCACTAAACAGCCTAAATAGTACTGGGCCTGTTACTGGTAACAGTAAACAGATAACAGGGTGAATTGCTGGGACTCCTCCAAAATAAAAGGACAATCAGCAGCCAAGCTAACTCACAAGTTAGAAGGTTCAACGACTAGAAGCCGACAGGTAACTGAGTAATGCTTCCACGAGTGCCCTGCATCCTTTATCGGATGAAGATATAGTCTGAACAATATCAATGGTAAAGATATTGATCCAAAAGATAAAGAGCTTTTGGGATAACAAATTGGGACAGACTGTTCAGTTAGATAGATATAGATTTTTTGGCAATCCTGGCACAAAAACAAGCAGGGAGCGTACTCAAGATCAAACTATCGGTACTGCAAATAGTAGATCTATTGTGAAGGACAAGGTACTTGTATCTCTTAGAGAGTATACAGGCCCAGCTGACCCTAATAACACAACACTTCCTAGCACATTTAAGATTGCTAGAGAAACTCTAATGACTGCACAGCGTTTGCTGCTTGATACTGGGAACCTTAATATGTTCCATCAATCAATCGGTTCACTGACTTTATTAGATGACTATAGAAGGTGGAGAGACAGAGTATTCATTGATGAACTATTCAAATCTGAATCTCGTGGTCAATCTTCCGATACACAGGGTGGTTACTACTATCCAAATGGTAAGGCGAAATCCAACTCAACAACATTGAGTGCTTACACTGCTACAGAATATGCTTCTGAGCGTTTCAAGTTTAATGTTAAGACTGACCTTCTTGAGGTAGTTAAGAGTTTAAGAAAGCGTCACGTACCAGTATTTGGTGATGGTTACTATCGTTGTATAGCTGACCCTTCACTAATGAAGGATCTCAGAGCAGATCAAGGCTTCCGTGAGGTAGCTAGATATCCAGGAATGGGACAAGGTTCACCTTTAATGGGTGCCGGTGCTCCTAACCAAGCAATCTATGCTGGTGGACAGTATGGACAAGCTCAGTTCGTAGCTGGTGAGCCAGTTATGCCTTCTGGATTCGTATTTGAAGGAGTAAGATTCTTTGAATCTACAAACTTCCCATCTAAAACAATAACGGTCGATATTGGAGATGGAAATGGAGCTGTTTCTAAGACAACTCCAGCAGGACTATTCTTTGGTCCTCAAGCTATCGGTGTTGGTATCGGTGGTCCTAACGCTCAAGTTTTAATCAATAATAATGATGATTTTTCAAGATTTATCATTCTTATCTGGCAGCTATATGCTGGTTTTGCGAACTTGAACAAGGACTTCATTACCACTGCCTTCACAATTACAGAGTAATAGGAGGTATTAACTAATGGCAACTTACAAGAGTGACGGAGGAGCAATCCTCACACCTGGTAATCAGATCAACAAGCTATCCGCATTTAACCATGAGGGTGTTCTTGGTTGGCCTGGAATTGAACTCTTTGAACAAATTGGTTATGTAAAAGTAACTAATTTAGAAGCTGATAAAGCTAGTAACAAGAGTTTCAGCATCACTGTACCTTCTCCAGATAGAAGAGTAGGTGACAGAGTAAGGGATGATCGCACAAGCTTAGTGGTCAAAGCTAGTACAGCTAGACCTTCATATGTTTATGGAGCTTCCATAGCGATTGCACAGGATACACCTACAGGTGGTCTTCCTAGTTTCCCAGCATCTCCAATAACAGCAGACCTCGGTGGTACAACTACTGAGCTTCTACTACTTGGTCCTGATAATAGTGGTTCACCAATTGGTGTTCCAGCTACTCAATTGTTAGGAAATGCTGCTGCTTCTAGTTCTATAACTGCAGCAAATTCACTATTTGCTCAAGGTTTAGAAGACACTACAACTGGGGACTTCCCAGCATGGTCAAGTGTAACTGCAACAATTGCAGCCGGTGACGCAGCTAACTCTATGATGTACAAAGTAACAGCAGACACAACTTTCAAAGTTTATAATGTCAACGCTATTACTGGTACTTCTGTTAACGGTGACGGTGTATTTATCTCAGCTGATGATTCAACTGCAGGTAGAGCAGCTTACATTGTTTGTAGAGTTAACTACTTACGTCCAGCTAAAGCTGTATCTTGGGATGATGTTTCTTCCTTCGTGGACTTTGCTTCACAAGTAGGTGGAACAGATTCATAATCTATATCCTTATAGTTAAGTGAAGAGGCGAGTCTTATGGCTCGCTTTTTCATTGTCAACAAAAGTTAATTAGGGTAAGCTAAATTTAGGAAAACATTTTTTATTATGTTATATCAACACAAGGTAACTGGTGGACTAGTTGAAAAAGTATCTCAACATGGAGATGGAATTTACATGGTTGTAAATGCTAATGATGAGGTTGAGTATGTTCATGAAAATGATTTAGAACCACATTTAGAAGCAACAAGCGAAAAAATTAAAACAGAAGAGAGGTTAACTGCAGAACTTCAAGCAACTGGAGATAAAAATGGAAAACCAACTAATAGAGAAACTTTTCCACTTGATAGACGTTTAAATATCAACACTGCAAGTGCTAGACAAATTGCTGATACTCTTCCTGGAGTTGGTCTAAAAACAGCTAGAGATATAAAGGATTTACAAACAACAATGACAGGTGAAAGATATACAAAATTAGAACAATTAAAAGGAATAAAAAGAATTGATTGGGATACTATATTTAAAGAGAACTTAGTGAGAGTAGACTAGTAACAGGTAAATTTTACTTGTTTGAATGAAGCTCGATACCTTTCTACAATCAAAAGTACGTTGGCATTTAGGTTATAACATAACTTCTATACCAGCTGGTGACCAAGCTCGCTTAGAAGAAGCAATTAACAATGTTCAGGATTCTTTCTGGGTAAGTAAGATTGTTGAACAGGTAAGTAGGTGTGATGAAGCAGAGAAGAGAACAGATATGACTGGAAGTATTAACAACAATACAATTCCAAAAAATAGAATAGAAAGCATTCTTGGAGATGTTGACCGTACAGTATCAACTTCAGATTTTCGTGAGACATTAAAGACTTGGACACAAATATATATTTATGAGACTGATAGGTTAGCAATGCATCTTTATGTGCCTAATTATCGTAATCCAGAACAAGCTAGATATCGTTTTAATAGAGAAGGTGCAGAATTTATTCAAGCTCTTCCAGGACCAGCTGATGTAGCTGTAGGAACACGTTTATTTTTAGAAACTAACCACAGGTAAGAACATTTCCCCCTGTTATTCTTAAGAAAAGAATTGTAAATTTGCAATGGCAGTAACCTACTTTCAAGACACAATATTTTTTACTGATACGACCCTCACTGCCCCAGGAGATGGGACAGTTTTACAGGTAGCATCAAATAATTTCTTTGCTACAAAAAGCTATAGTTTATCAGTGACAGTAGCAGAAATTGATACTAATGTAGTTGTTCGTTTGGATGGAAGTATAGATGGAACTAATTATGCTCCAATTATTGCAGCTCAAACTATTACTTCAAATGGTAGTTACATTTATAGTGTGGCAGATAGACCAGTAAAATTTGTAAAAGCTGTATTTGTAAGTGAGTCTGGAGGAGATAATTCTGCAACAGTATTATTTAATTTAGCTGCTTTATAAATGTCTGTTTTACCTAGAACACAACTTGGATATACTCTAGGTATAAAAAGAGATAAAGACATTATTAGTCAAGGTGAAAAAGTACCAGAAAATCCTTTTGAGCAAAGTAGAGGCCGTACTAGAATGGCAGGTGATAAACGAGTAGATATCTTTACTGCAGAAAGGGATTACATGAGAGCCCCGACTGTTAGAGGAGATTATCTAGCTAAACGTTTTGTAGCAGCCCTACCTGTACCTAGAATGGAGACTTCTGATGGCTAAAGGAAAAATGCCTCCTCAGCTTCTTGAATATTTTAAGAATAAAAATAAAAAGAAAGAAGATGGCAGTGGAGAAAAAATGTCTGACAAAGAAAAACGTAAAGAAGCTTTAGATAAAGCTAGGGATGCTAAAAATAAAAAAGGTAAAAAAGAAGAAAAATAGGAAAAAAACCTTCCTATATAATTAAACTAAGCCTCTCAGAAAGAAAAAGTGTCAAGCAGTAGTTCAAACAAACAACCATTAATGGTGGATCGCCCAGCAACCGCCTCTACATTATGTACGGTTTCATCTGGGCAATCTTTTCTAACTAGTCTGAT